TCCGTTCGTGATGGCAGCGAACGAAGGGAGCGTAAGAAGGCGGTTAGCGCCGTTCGGGTCAGCCTTGTAGTAGCCAGTGAGCAGGTCATCGACCGTGAGGACGACATTGCCAGCAAGGAGTCCGCCGTTCGTTCCTGCTCCGTCGCCCGTAGTGAACGGAGGCATGATGAACGCACCGTCACCTACTCCGTTCCGAGCGCGACCAACAAGGATGGGGTCAACGATAAGAACTGACGCTAATGGGCCGCGATTCGCCATAGGACACCTTGAGTGGAGGTTCAGACAGGCCGCTGCTTATCCCTGTGGAACAGGACGGTCAACCGCGCTATAGGCGAATAGGCGCGGAACCGTCAACCGTTCTCTCCGTCCGTAAGAACGCCATGCTCACACGACGAGACAAAGACATACTGCGGGCAATCCTAACGCTCACAGCCGCGCAAGTGAACCCCGGCGTCCGTAGAATCGGCAAGCTCACAAGCCCTCCGCTGTCTCACGCGCAAGTTGCGAAGGACGTAGACAGACTCATAGACAGAGGCTTCGTTCTTCGTGAGCCTCGCGAGAGGGGCGAAGGAAGCTCGTTCAGACTGTCTCGAGAGGCGGTAGCGCTGATGAACGCTGCCACCAGTGAGCACAAGCGCATGACTCTCCCGCAGCTGACAGACAGGCTTGTTGACTCTGAAGAAGAGAGCATCCCGCTTCGCTTCAAGGATCGCTAGAGCTCTCTACTGCTCTATCAGCGACCCTCCAGCAGACCCGGTCGTGTCCTTGAAGGCGTAGACATAGATGCACCTGCAAACATTCCCGTACGGCCCAAGCTTCGACAGGCACTTCTGGTTCGGCGGTCTGTTGGCAATGTAGGCGGGCGAACCGTACACGTAGGTTGTTCCGTCGAGCCTCGAGCACTCTGGACAGGTGTCTTGATCCATGATCGCAGAGTAGGTTACCTGCTTGATCGGCGGTCCGAGCAGGCGGGCTGTCTCTTCACGAACGAAGTTGTTCACGATGTTGACCGTTGCCAGAGTCCACTTCTTGTAGGTCTCCTTTGCGAGCGGCATAGCGGCCACTTCCATGACGTTTCTTGAGCCGAGAGCGGACTGACTAGCCGCTGCCATAAGGCGAGCGTTGAGGTCGTCATTGAGCCGCTTTGCCAGCGTCGCTGCGTTAGCCGCGACGATTGCCTTCAGTTCTGCCCCGAACAGTTTGTCATCTGCCTCGGGAAGAAACTGAGAGCCAACCTGCGAACGGATCTCAGTCTTCATCTGCTTAGAGGTTATCTCTGCCCACTGAGTGAGCCGGGTCGAGATGATCGCTTCGTAGACTTCGGGCTTGAACTTGTTGGCGATTGTGTCGGGCGGCATTGCGCCCTTCTTGATGTAGGACGATGCGAGCTCTGCGTACTCTAGCGCGTGCTCCTTCATCCGCCTGTTCACGGCGCGAGCTGTGTCCGTAGTCTCGGAGTCCGTGAGCAGGTAGAGCGAAGCCCACGCAACACACTTCTCGATTGGCATCAGCTCTCGGTACGTTGCGAACTTCGCTCCGTCACGACCGACCACCGTTACGGGTAGTACCTTCTTTTTTTTTACGGACTGCCTCTGCTTGACCTGCTCACGCACCGAGTTGAACTCGGCAACCTTGCGCTCTGCCCAGCCAAAGCCAGCCTCACCGCCCCAGAGCTCGTGAGCGATTCTTCCCGCTGAAGGGAACCCGTCCTCGCCGCTCTCAAAGCCTTCTGCCTTGCTGTCAGACTGGTGCCTGTCGAAGAACGCCTTCATGCGACGAACGGTATCTTCCGAAAGGTTCTTGCGGTTGGCAATGTCTCGCGCCCTAGCCACGCCGACTTCTGTTCCGCCTCTCCCGTACTCCTTTCGCCACTCAAGGCCACGAGCTGCGGCACCCGCCATTGCCTCGCTTGGCTTGGTGTCAACGTCAGCAAGAGTCTTTGCCGCTCTACGCCTCACGCCGCCTACTCCTATTTCTGGAGCCGGGGCGGAAGGCTTCTCAGTCTCGCCCTCGAGGACGTTAGAGCTCTGGTCGATTCCCTGCTCCACCTGATCGTTTGCAACCTGCTCCTGCACAACAGAGATTCCCTCGTCAGACACCTGCTCCACAACCTTCTTCGACGCTTCTGCCTCTCGGACTTCTTCCTCCGTAGAGAACGGAACGCCAACGGTGTCGCACAAGGTTCTGATGTCGTTGTCCGTGTAGACGGGAAGTCCATCGGGGCGAGTCATGTTGCGGATTGTTGCAACCTTCTCCCAGATCGTTAGGACCTCGGAGTCCGAACGAGTCATGATGCCTTCGATCTTCAGTTCGGGAAGTACGGCAAGGTCTCCGATGAGGATTGAGCACGCCGCCTCGATCCAAGACTTGCGGCTGCTCTTGATCTGCTGAGCATAGCCCTCGAGCTGCCGAAGCCTTTCTTGCTGCTGCACTTCCATGAGGTTGTACGAGCCGCCCGACTGTCCGATCTCCGTTGCCAGAGCTCCGAGCGAGCGAAGGATCTCCTTGTCGAAGTACTCCATGGCAACGATGAAGCCCGTGTCAGAGTCGAACTCTAGCATCTCCATGGTCACGCCGGGTGGCAGGCCCATGTACGCTTGGCCGGAGTAGAAGAAGTCTTTCGCAGCAGATGCGATTGAGTCTGAGACTCCCTTTGCTTTCGCGGAGTCTGCATCCAAGCGGAACACAGGGAATCCGTTGCCCCACTTGCGTCGATGCATGAGCGCCGAGACGAACCATTCAGTCTTGCCCTGCGAGGCGTACCACGCAGCACGCAGGTCCGACAGACCCTCAAGGTTGAGCCCTACGCGCTGATTCGTGACAAGCAAGAGCTTCCGAGAGTCGATGACGGGCATTCCCTGCACCGTCACACCCGTAACAGGAATGTCTGCAAGGAGACCCGGCGAACCAGATGCGTTCTGCACGACTCCGCACCAGCGCTCATTCTGATCCCACAGCCACCGGAGCACAGACGACTGAGCACGATGCTCAACGAACGTAGTGCGCCGCCTTCCCTGTAGCCGAGAGTCGATGCCAAACTCGTGCAGCACGAAGCCTGGGACCATGGCGTAGGCCTGCTCACGGATTACCTGCGACGGGTCTACATCGGGGTTGTGGTACCACTCTAGGTTCAGCACTTCCGCAGCTCTCTCCGTGGACTCACGGACCTTACTTGCGAGTACCGCTCTGCCGCTTGCAGTGATGCCGGGCTGGTAGACTAGAGCCTCCCAGTCGATGTCTGGCGCGCAGTAGTACTCACTGGCCTGCGCTACCCGCTCTACGGTGGCTCTGATTGCGTTACGCGCCACTGGGTTGCTTCGCGCCATGCGCTCAAACTCTCCCTGATCGTACGCAAGACCACGCGCCAACAGAGGCTTCAGTTGCTGCTTGTTCTCGACCTGCGGCAAGCCGCCTGCGGTGACCGTACCAGACAAGCCCTGCTTGACTTCGTACTCCGCAACATCTGCAACAATCGTGAGGTAGCGGTCTTGCGAACCGTAGCCTCGGTTACGCAGCCCTACAGAGGTTCCAGAGGTCTTGACCAGAAGCCTCTCGGAAGGAACCGAGTCCTCACTTCGTCGCGAAGAGTCTCGGTACAGCCTGCTGTCGTCTACTTGGCTGCGGTACATCGCCGGGTCCCAGACTGACATTCTGCCAGACTGAGCATGAGCAGGACTGACAACCTGCTTCGGGGCAAACGCTTCCCGTACTCTGTCGGTGATGCGTGAGACGGACTCGATGCTGTTCTGCCAAAGAGACTTGACTGTTTTCATACTTGACCTTTGGAGCGAGTGCCGTCCGCTCCTTATGCCCGTACCCTTCAATCTTGGCAAGCCCAACACTGGCAAAGTGTCGACCGTCAGAGTCCTCCGGTGCGATCCCACTGCGCAAGAGTAGGCATGAGAAGGTCGGTGCTCCTGTCCACTCGACGCTCTACTCCGCCAGAGATGATCGGGTCGTCGTAGGTGTCTACGCCGAGCATGTGAGGCAGCACGTATCGAGCTCCGTGGACGAGAGCGTCAATGCGACCGGGTGACCAGCGCCTTGCGCCTCTCGGTGGATCGGGGTTCCACGATGTCATCTCATCTTCTAGGTTCTCGAATCGGCCAACGTGGTGCACAAGTCCACGGCGGTAGAGAGCTGCGACAGGAACAGCGCGTGTTGCCTTGTCGCCTACCGCTCTGATCAGCACTACGGGTACTCGCGGATCTACGGAAGCAATCGTGAGGCGAACCATCTCGCCGCCTTGGTTTGCCTCTGCCGCTATGCAGCCTGCGCCGATCTGCCAGTAAAGGTCTACCGCCTTTCTTGCCCATGCCGCCGGGCCCATGCGACCACTCTCGTCTGCAATGACGTACGCTTCGGAGTAAGACGCGCCGATTGCCACAATGCCCGCTTCGTCGCTGCTCTCTTGGTCTGAGATAGACGGATCTACCGCAACACAAAGCCTCGCTAGGGTCGGCCTCTCAAGAACCCGGTTGCGGTCAATCTCCTCGAACGACCATAGCGCACCCGCTGCATCGTCCACGTACTCACCGAGCAGGAAGCGAGCTCTCTTTCGGGAGTCCATGGCTTCTAGTTCTTCGATGTACTCTCTCGACAGAAGCGGGTTGTCCTTCGGGTTCACCTGCGCAGTCATGTACCACTCGGGCCGGAGCAGAGGACCGCCAGACGGGTTGCGGCCGCGAAGGAACTCTTCTGCTGTCCAGTGCTTCGTGCCAGACGGGTTGAGGTCGTAGAACATTCGCGGAGGCATTGGCCTTCCGTTGCTGTACTTCACAACCTGCGAGAGTCGTGAGCGCACAAGCGGAACTACGGACCACGATATCTGGCTGCACTCGTTGAGGTAGATCGTGACGAACTCCATTCCGAGCAGCTTCTCGACTCGTGTCTCGTTGTCTAGTCCGGAGAAGTGGATCTCACTCCCGTTGGCGAAGCGGGCTACTTGGTCGGAGTGGTTGATCTCGACCTTGATCTGCGGGAACCGCTGCCGCATGACTTGGTTGAACGTCAGCAGCATGACTGACATTCGGACTGCGTTGTGATGCAGCCGGGCGATTAGGTGAATAGACCTTGGAGCAAGCAGCGCCCGAAGCACAATCGAGTAGACCGTCATGTAGGTCTTGCCGGAGCGCGAGCCTCCGTAGAGCAGCACATGCC